TTTAACGAGCTTGCCTTGCATTTCTTTGTGGCTTTGTCGCACGTCGCCGTCGCGGCTGGTCTGCCAAATATAGCCGTCACTGCCAACGTGCTTGGCGCGCGTTTCGGTGAGTATTGAGCCAGTGCGTGCAACCTCGGTGCGGGCAATCAGCATTGCCTTGCTTTTGCTAACTTCGCCGCTCCGCATAATCTCTTTTGCAATCTGATTTGCGCGGGTGCTGTCCTCCAAACCTTTCAGCGTCAACTCATGCACGCGCTGGGCGGCGTCAAGCGGTATGCTTTTAATAAGCGTTACTTGCTCGCCTAACAACTCGCGCATAGCCTCGCCAGCCGGTGCCAGCATAATGTCACGCATCACGCCTTTGCTTATCTCGCTACCAAGCGCACGCCATGCGCCTATGTCGCGCGCGTTAACCTCGGTTAGCATGTCACTTGCAACCTTGGTTGCCCACGGCGTCAGCGCGTCAGCGTAGCGCCTGAGCATGTCGTTAAGCGTGCTGGCCTCGTTTAAGTCCGTTGGTTTGTAGCCGGTAATGATTTGGCCAATTTGCTTGGCCAGCCGGCTAAGTTGCTGGCTGTAAATCCTCTCGGCTCGCCTCGCCTGTACCGGGTTGCGGGTTCGTTTCATTGTCTAAGTCCTCGCCCTCATTGCCTACCTCGTTAAAGTCGGGCGGCGGCTCGTTTTCGGCCTCTTTAATATCCTCGTCGGTAATGTTGCTAAACACACCGGTTACGCCGCTGGATTGGCGCAACTCTTTAAGCGCTGTGTGTCTGTCAATCAATCCACTATCGCTGGCCTTGGTCACCGCGTCCGTTACCGAGTTGGCAATGGTTGCTTTTTCTGTGTCGCTAACTTGCCATAACGGGTTAAACATAATCGCCATGTTGTCAGGCGGTGCGTCGCCAAACGTTGAGCGGTATAACACGCCGTAAATGGTTTCAACCGCGGTGCGCAATTTACGCTCTTGCTGTTGCTTAATGCTGTCGTAGTAATTGCGCAAGTCGCTTTCACCGGTAGCATTTAAACCAGCCGGGCTTTGCCCAAACAAGCGCACCAAGGGAATGTCAATTGCACCGCTTAGTTGCTGGCCAAACTGTAAAAGCACGTCGTTTAGGCCGGTGAAACTGTATTGGTGCGTTTGGAAATCGTCCTCGGCGTCCATGAGGGTTAAGCCCTCGTTGCTTTGGAATTGCCGGATAGCGTCAATTTGTGCAATCAAGCCGTCAAACGCTTTGCCACCCGCGCCGATAATTTGGCGCAAGCCTTTTACCTTGTAAGTGCGTAAGTGCGCTTTGTAAACCAATTGCGCCGCGCCGTCGGTGGTGCTGTCAAATGCAACCAGCCTATCCCACAAGCGCTCAAGCACTGATTGCCCCCAGCCGTTCTCAGCAATACGTTGCCAGTAAGGCAACTCCACGCCGTCAAGGCGTAGTACGCGGCTGTAATGTATCTTTTGGTTAACCAGCGCCTTAGCGTCGGCCAGTATTGTGTAAAACTTAGGCATGCCCAAGTCGGGGCCGTAGTCTGTCACCAAGTCCTCAAGGCTGGGTTGTATCATCCAGCGGTCAAGCACTAGCAAGCCCTTGAATTGGTCTTTTTGTATCGTGTCTTTGCGTAGCGGGGTGCTAGGGTTTTGGCCGTCAATCAGCATTACCGCAATAGCGCCGCCATACAAGCGCGACCATTTAACGGTATCGTTGACCGCATCCCATAGCTTGAGCTTGCCCGCGGCCTTTTCCAGTTGCTCCAATTGGTCAGGCTCAATGTCGCACTGGACGGTTACGCCCTCGCGCGTCATATCGTCCGCGAAAGCGTCAACGCTTTTGCCGGCAATCCAGCTTGAGCGGTAAGCAAACTCAAGTTGTATGCGGTTGCGGCTGATTGGCGAAAAGCCGTATTGGCTGGCGCTGTTTTGGTTTTGCGTACCCAAGCCCACCCGCGCAAGCAGGTTTTGGAAACTATCGGCCACCTTGGCCACAATAGTTTTGCCGCCTGCGTCGGTTGTCTGAGTGCTCATTTAAAAATCCTTGTTTATCTGTTTTTGAGCTTTTCTGTTAAAGCCCTCACGTCGTTTAAAGCTGTTTGCAATAACTCGCCTTTGCTCATGTCGTCGTCAAACGCCCCCGTAGCGATAAGGGTTTCGTCCTCCTCGCGTGCGGGGTTGTAAAACTCCTCGTCGCTAACTTCCGGCGTTCTAAAATTTGGGTCTTTTGGAATAGGTAACATTACTTTACTTTCTCAAAAAGCCAGTCAACATGAGCCTCCAATTGCTCCGGCAACGTACCGCGCTTGTAATCCGGGTCTGTCACCATTGCGGCTAACTCCGCATCAAATTCATTTATGTTGGTTGTCGCGTACTCGCTTATGTTTTGCCTTATCCACTCACGGCGCTTGCTTTTGTCCGGCAAAACCTCGTCCATTACCTTAACCAACCGCTCGGTTGACTTGACGTTTTCACGTAAACCAAGCGCGTGCGCTAATTCGTGCACAATGGTTGCCCTTGTTTGGTCTTTGGCTGAGGATGAAACCGACCAGCGAGATTGCCCGGCGGCAATTCTTGCCTCATGGCGTTGCGATTGCTCATCGTTAAACGAGCCGCGCTTTGACGGGCTTATAGAAAAGTAACCGTCGTTTCCTCTACCGCCAAGTGCATTGCCGCCCCAAGCATGGCCGTTGGCCGCGCCGGTTGAGCCAGCAACAAGCTTAACGTTTGCCTTGCTTAATGCTTTTTTAACATCAAACCCGGAGGCTTGAAGCGTTGCCATTGCGTTATCAACGTGCGTTACCATTTCGCGCATTGCTTTTGCTGAGGCAGTTTTTTGCGTAATATCAATTGAGGTATGGCCGCGCAACCGGTGGCCGGGGTCTTTCCTCTCAAGCTCTTGCAGGCGGTTATACTCCTCAAGCCGCTTTTTCATTTCCGCGGGGTCTGAGCTTTTCTCTCTCAGTATTTGCTGGCGGTAATACTCGGTTGCCTTGCCCTGCTTTACTCCGTTAGCAAATCCAAGCCCCCAGCTTTCACTGAGTTTGGCATGTATGCTGTCCGGTGTATCGTCAGCAAATGAGCGGCCGGCCGGCGCCTCTTTTTTCTTACGTGGCTGGCTTTTTTTGGCCGCTTTCTCAAGCTTTGCAATTATGTTTTTATGCGCATGATAACCAGCGGCATGATTGGTTAACTCTTTTGGCCTCGCTTGTTTCCACGCGCTCCATGAGATATGGGCGGCAAGGTGCGCCGCCATTGCGGCTTTGTGCTCCTCAAGCGTGTTTGCTGTTTCGCTTAGCTCGTTGGCCTTTTTGGTCAACTCAAGCTTTTTTGCTCGCTCAAATTCGTAACTTTCCTTTGAGCCTTTAACGTATGGGTTAACGTCGCTTGGTGCCGGTGCGGTTGCTGGCGCTACTGTTGGCGCCGTTGGTGCTGGCGTCGGTGCCGTGACTGGCTTTGGCGCTGTCGCGGGTGCGGTAGCTCCGGCACCTGCTGAGGCGCTTGTTTTTGGCTCAGGCTTAGCAGGGCCAAGCCATATTGCCGGGGCGTGCTGGCTTTCAGTGCCGCGACGTTCACCGCTTTTGCTTTTAGGGCTTACAACTTTACCGTTGAGCTTGCCACCCGTGCCGGCGTTCCCTTGCCGTTGCCTTTACCATTTGGGTGTAATGTAATCCAGTGCTCGGCGTCTTTAAATCCTACGTCGCCAACAACGCGCTTATACATTAACTTGCTCATTAAAAAGTCCTAGTTTACAAATGCTCCCAAACGTCAATTGAGTTTGAGGCCGGCTGGTAACAAATCATTACGGCGTCGGCTAGGTTTGGCGATTTGGTGCCGTCCGGCGCTTTATCAACCACAATTTTGCCAACTTGATTGATTGCGTAAGTTGGTTGCGACAACTCCATAATCAGCAATGACAACTCCGGCAAATCCGGGGCGATTGAAATAATTGTGTCAGGGTCAACGTCCATGCCCTCAACAACTGCCCGGTGCGTCGCTTGAAAGCGCATGCGTAGCGCCCACCATGCCTGAGCCTTGGCGTTAGCAAAGTAATCTTTGTTTTTCCGCTCCTTGACCATTTCGCCGTCGGGGTCGTGCACGGGGCCGGAGCCTCTAAACGGTGCGTCATAAATGCGGCTTTTACCTGCATCTTGTCGCGCTTCACTTATCACCCTAGCGTCGCCACGTACACCGGCGCCTAGTCCGTCAGCGTCATAGTCAAACGTTGCATAATTGCGCTCGTCGCAAATGTTAAAAGTCTTAACAACGGTGCTGTAAATGTCGCCACCTTTGCCCGACCATGACTGTAAGAAGTCCAGCAAAATGCCATGACGGCCAGCAAATGCGTTTTTATCAACGCCCTCGTCGGCAACGTCCAAAGCGCCGCGTCGTTTGCCTGTTGGCTCAATACCTAGCTTGGTATGCGCGCCGATTGCAGATTGCACCCAAGCGGACGGTATCAATACGCCCTCAACCGAGGCCGAGTAGTTAATATCAATCTCTTGGGCTACTGTTACCGGGTCAAGCTCGTTGACTTGCTTGTTGTACCAAGCATCATCTTTGCGCGGGTCGTCACGCCAATGGAATGTAAAAACCTTAACCTTGCCGCTGTGGCGCCTTTGGGCAAATGGGTTGCCCATGCCGTTTGGCGTGCTTATGTCTTGGCGGCAATTGGTTGTTGCGGATAGGGAGGCGTCCACTAATTGCGGGCGCTCCAAAAATGCGCTTTCGTCAACAATGTAAAAGCTGGCCCGGTCGCCGCGGCCTATGCCGTCGCCGCTTTCGCCGGTAATCACTGAGCCAGTGCCGGGGAAAACAATCCGCATGTGCGGGGCGTGCTTGTTAATATCCCAATCACCCTTAAACTCAGGCGGGAGCAAATCAACAAACATGCGGGCTTTCCAAAATAACGATTTTGGCGAGCCTATCTTGTCCACGTACTCCTCTTTGCGGGAGCCAAAGCCTACGGCCACGCCCTCGTTGAAAAGGCAAACCGTGCTTGCTAACGCAACCGTTAGCCAACTCATGCCCATGTCGCGGGTTTTCTCGGTAATGCCCGGCTCTTGGGTTTGCCAGCGCTCCATAAACCAAATAATCCACTCCTCCTGTTTTGGGAAAAGCAGAAATGGAATACTTGCCGGCAACTTGCGCTCAACGTTGCGAGGGTCAAACGTCATGCCCCAATCAATAATAAATTGGGCTGGATTGGCCTTGTAATACTGAAACAAAAACGGCAAAACTTCGGGGTTTTGTCTAATCTCTTGTAGCTTGGAAATGCGCCACTCAAAAACCTGCACATAGTCAGGGTTTTTAAAATCAAACTTAAATGGAATTGGCATTGTTAAGCTTTACCGCCGCCCATAAGCTTTTGATAAACTTTTGCGGCCTCTATGGGGTCGTTTGTAACCGCGCTAACGGTTTGTATTGGCCCGCCGTTTTTGCCGCCAAGCTCTAACTTGTCGGTAAATAATTTCAAATGTTTGCCTAGCAACTCGCACCCTTTAAGCACGGCACCACTGTCAAACGTAAACTCGCCAGTAAAGCGCCGGTCGTCGCCGCGCCCCTCATAAACCGGCTCAATCTCTTGCTTGCAACGCTCTATCGTTTCAACGATTGTGTTAAGCACATAATCTGCGGTTATCTCGGTGCGTTTTGAGCGCTCAGCCATGCCGGCTTGTATTGCCTCGGCAATGTTAGGTTTTGTGAGGTTTTCGGCCGCAATTTCTTTGGCCGTTTTTTCGCTGTAACCAGCACGTATAGCGGCTTGCGTAGCGTTTAAGTCAATCAAATACTCTTTTACAAAAAGAGTTTGTTTTGGTGTTAGTTTTTTTTTGCCGTCTTTTGACGGCTTTTTTACGGTCGTCATAATCAGCCTTATAAAAAAATCCCCAGCCTAAGCAGGGGTGAGGAAACGCGCATGTCAGGGCGCTATATGCTAG